ATATACAAGACGCTTTAGTACATTGGTCGTTTTACGAAGCTTTACCATTTTTACGTTATAAAGTAATGAATAACAATGTAGTATCTAAGACTGCAGAAAATAGTACACCATTAACACGAGAAGAAGCACAAGACCTACGAGAAGAAATAAGAAACACAGCAGAATTTTACACAGAACGACTTATTGACTATATAAAACACAATACCGCAAGTTATCCAGAATACAATACAAATACAGGTAGTGATGTAAACCCAGACAGAAACGCATTTTATAGTGGTATGAATTTAGAATACGACAGAAATCAACGTGAAGAAATTATAATAGATAATTTTATAAAGTCAAATGAGTACTAAAAAAAGTTATAAACCAAAAGCTAAGAACGAAACAGCTTTAAAAAAATATATACAAAGTGCCACTAAGAACAGCAACAAAGGACACCGCAGAAACAATAATAGTAAATAGTTCTGTAATAGGATTTACAACATTTGCGGAAATAGAAATGATATTAAAGATATTACTATTAGTATTAACTATAGGTTATACTGTAAACAGGTGGTACACACACTACAAAAAAAATAAATAATGAAAACAATTTGTAAATTATTATACTATATAACAGGTATTTGTTTAGGTAAATGCGACCTAAATTGTAAAAAAAAATAATGACTTTAAAATATTTTAAACTATCAGAGTTTGATAGTCCAGACTTAGAAGGTTCAGGTTCTAATATGAATTATACATTTTTAGAAAAACTAGATCAAGCAAGAGGACTAGCGGGTATACCTTTTAAAATAACAAGCGGGTTTAGAACAGAAGCGTACCAAGACGACTTAACAAGACGAGGTTATAAAACAGCAAAAAAAGGTACGTCACCACATCTAAAAGGACTAGCAGCAGATATAAGCGTAAAAGACAGTAGACAAAGGTTTATAGTTATTAATAGTCTATTGTTAGCAGGTTTTACAAGGCTTGGTATAGGTGATAACTTTATACACGTAGATTTGTCTACATATGAAGGACACCGACAAAACGTAATTTGGAAATATTAACTAAAATTATATATATTATGGATTTAGCAAACATTGATTGGACTACATTAATTTGGTCTTTAATCGCAATTTTTGAAGTTGTAGTTAGATTAACACCGTCTGAAAAAGACAATTCTATTTTAAACAAGGTTGTTTGGTTTATAGATAAAGTAATACCAAACAGAACGAAATAGTGAGTAAAACAGGTAAGCGTTTACGTTTGTCTAAAGAAGAAGTAGAACTAATTAACGAATATAGGGGTACTGAATTAGACAATATTAACGGTAATACAGCTTTAGATTTACACCTTAAAGAACGTGGTATAAACAAAGACGAAGTAGTCAGTGTAAAACACTGGCAAAATATGAGTGGTGAACTCCGTTTTAGTATAGTCACTAAAAAAAATTATGGTGTAGAACAAACTAAACTATTAAAAGACATCAAAAGTCTAATAGACAAACACGCTCCTACCTACAAAAAAATTAAAAGAACAAAAGGTAAACATCTTTTGGTTATAAACCCCGCAGACGTACATATAGGTAAACTTGCAGTAGCTTTAGAAACTGGCGACGAATACAATACTAAGATTGCAACAGAACGGGTTTTAGAGGGTATAACAGGACTTATAGAAAAGTCTAAAGGGTTTACTATAGAAAAAGTATTATTTTGTATAGGCAACGATATATTACATATAGACAATGTATATAACACTACAACAGCGGGTACACCACAAGACGCAAACGGTAAATGGTGGCAACATTTTGAACTTGCTTTAGATGTATACGTAAAATGCGTAGAAATATTAAGACAAGTAGCACCTGTAGATGTTATACACTCAATGAGTAACCACGACTACCAAAGCGGTTTTCATTTAGCACACGCATTAAAAAGTTGGTTTAGAAAAACAAAAGACGTTACTTTTGATATATCAGTAGCACACCGCAAATACTATAAATACGGATCTAACTTAATAGGTTTAGAACACGGCGACGGTGCTAAAATGGATAAACTGCCTTTATTAATGGCACAAGAACGACCAATAGATTGGTCGCAAACTAAGTACAGGTATTGGTACTTACACCACCTACACCACAAAGTAAAACATAAATGGTTAGACGCAAAAGACTATGTAGGTGTTACTGTAGAATATATGCGTAGTCCTAGCGGTACAGATAGTTGGCACAATCGTAAAGGTTATACAGGCGTACAAAAAGCAGTAGAAGGTTTTATACACGAACAAAATAGCGGACAAATAGCCCGTTTAGTACACTATTTTTAAAATACATCACTAGATAAAATACGACAATTAACATCTTATTTGTTAATAACTTTTAAATAATTTTGTTTACAATTATGTTAGTAATAAAATAATTACTACATTTGTACTATTATTAACCAATATTTTAATTATGAAAACGGAACTAAAAAAAGACGTCTACAAAATTATTGAAAATGGGGAGCATATCAATACATTAGACGCAACAGAACGTATTGTAAAACTTGCAAACGATTACAGTACTAAAAAAATGATTAACTTTATAACTAATGTTTTAGATACTTATTTATTAGACAATATAAGTATAAGAGCTTTAGAAAATAAAAGAGAAGAATTGTATAACTTAAAAAATAGAAAAGATGTTTAAGATAACTAACAAACAAACAGGATTTAAGCAGTATAGAAATAGTAAAGAAACTGCAGACTTTGTATTTAAAAACGACTATAATAAATACACTATTGAAGAAATACCTACAATTAATACAGAAAAAATAGAAAAGATTTTAGAAGGGTTTTTTACTATAGTAACTGTAGTATTATTATTTACATTTAGCTATATATTACTATGGACGGTATACTAACTATAAATATAGGCGGGTTGTATACCGATCCTACAGAATATGACGGTAAAAATGTAATTTGTGGATATTGTGACAAAGAAGCAGAACACGACGACCAATATTGTGAAGACCATCAACGTTGTAAAGAATGCGGCGAACGTGAAGTATGTATAGATGAATGTAGAATATATAGTAAATAAAAATGAATTTAATAAAAACAACAAACATTAAAGAAACTGTAGCAGAAATAACTACAGCAGTACAAAACGGTGAAGTAAACGCTTTAGAAGCTTTTATAAATTTAAAGAAAATAGAAGAAATTATAAAACAAGTAAAAAAGAATGTAGACGATTTAGTAATAGAAGAAGCAGCTAAGTTTAATACTAAAACTTTTACTACATTTGACGCAGAAGTAACTTTAAAAAATTCTGCTACTCGTTACGATTATTCTAATATACCAGAAATTGTAAACAAAGAACTAGAGTTAAAAGCACTAAAAGACAAACACAAGGCAGCTTTAAAGTCTAATGTTATAGATCTTGATACAGGCGAATTAGTAGAACCACCAATAGTTAAAGGTGGTAAAGAAGTAGTAAGTATTAAGTTAAACAAATGAGTATAACAGATAGGTTTTTAGAAGAATATTGTAATACAGAATTTAATAGACAGGT